ACCTTGGAGCTGAAGAACTCACGTCAGATCCTGCCACTGCCGCTTTGGCCTGGCTTAAAGATTGGGCAGATGGTGTTCTTCCGCATGAGCCAGCAGCCGGTGACCAGCTACAGCGTCACAGGCCATTACAACTCAGACATCACGACGACGGCTTCGAAGCAGTTCCTCAGCGGCATCTAGGTGCCACTGCTCTAGGCCAGTCCGCAACGCTGCCGACGCCTCTTGCACAAGCCAGTGGATTTGAGACCGCTGGCTTGCTTCTTGCTCGGCTATCAACAGCGCATATTCCAGCAGTCCGCCCCAATCTGCTGCAGCATGTAACGCACGTAACTGCGCAGCATTGGCAGCGCCGTGAAATTGTGCTTCCATTGTATGTACTAACGGATTTTCCATGTCTGACGCTATTGGCGACTACTTAAACAGTATCGCGCGGTATCCACTTTTAACACCGCAACAAGAGATACAACTTGGCCGCCGAGTCTCAAAGTGGAGAGAATTAAAGGATCTTGAAAGACCTTTAACGACACAAGAACGCCGCGAACTACGCAGCGGTGAGCGCGCGCGGCAAAAGTTTATGCAATCCAACCTGCAGCTTGTAGTGCATGTTGCACGCAAGTACAGCAGGCGCAACACGCAAACGCTTGACATGCTGGATCTGATCCAGGAGGGCAACATCGGTCTTGCGCGCGCGGTCGAGTTGTTTGACTACACCCGTGGTTACAAGTTCAGCACCTACGCCTACTGGTGGATCCGTCAATCTATTGGCCGCGCATTGATTCAATACGACCCAATCATCAGGCTGCCTCTTGGCGTGCATGAAATGCTGATCAAGCTCAACAAGACAGCGCAGGCATTTGCGCAAGAGCACGGACGCACAGCAACCATGGCGGAGCTTGCTGCAGTGCTTGATGTGACACCTAAGGTGATATCTGACACATTGCAACAGGCTTATCGAGTAACAAGCCTTGATAAGCCTGCACAAGATGAATCATCTAACATTCTTGACATTATCGCCGATCAAAGACAATACGACGTTGAGTACGATTGGCAACTTGAAACAGTGCGCGACTATTGCGACGAGCATTTAGATGCTCGTACACGTGAAATCATCTACGCACGCAACAGTCGCAATCCAGTGCCATGGGATGACCTAGAAAAGCGCATGGGCCTATCACGTGCGCGCATGTGCGAAATACAAAGGCGTGGCATCAACCGCCTTCGTATGCTGATAGGCAACCCGCTGGCAGGCACTCCACTTGGCGCCAACAATACAGAAAGTCGGGAACGTCTGGAGGGTCTGCCTAGCGGGAATGTGTAAAGATCACCAGCAAGAATGGCAGGCTAGGGTGTTTTATCATCAGATGCTTGAATCCAGTGCAGCACAGCAAGCTCACGATCTAGCAGATAGGAATCCTGCCGATTGAACCACTGCTGCCATTCTTCGCTGCCCTTCTTTCGATTGCATGGCCTGCAAGCTGGCACAAGGTTAGTCGTCACAGTAGCGCCACCTTTATGGCGCGGCTTGACGTGATCTAACGTGTCAGCTGCATCTCCGCAGTAAGCGCATTGATGCTGCCATGCCTTGAAGATCTCTTGCCGGAATTTGTGTTTTGCACTGCGTTTTGGGATGAGGTTGGTGCCATCAATGCAATGATCCACTTAGACCGTTGGGCGGCACGTAACATCAACGCCGCCGCGCGCACGTGGTGTTAAATCAAGCCAGATACCGCCAAGCGATTTAGGCATCACAATACGTTCAACTGCCCAGCCGCCAGTACCGCCAAACTCTTGTTTGTATGTTCCAGTTTGCAAATGCCAGCGCTGCTCAATCCATGCTTTACCATTTTCGCTAATCCGATAACACGGATGGGCGACAATGCTGCGCTCATGGTTGTGACCATTTAATACGATATCAGCATCAGGTGCAATTTGCGCATAGCGACCACCGCCCATAGTACCTTTAGTGACGATGCCGCCCCATGCACCGTGATGAAAAAATAATGTGCAGCGCCTGACGCCGCCTTCCTTGCGTTCAAATACAAAACGCACAAAGCCTTGATAACCCATATGTTCAGTTACAGCGCCATCATTGCGCATAAGCCGAACTACATTTTCTAATGGATCAATTTCTTGATTGTTGAGCACAGCAGTTTCATGGTTGCCGTCACCCATCATCAGGATCATTTCACCGTATGGCTTTAAGAAATCTGCTGACTCACGAAAGACTAGATCAAAATAGTTACCGCCAAGATGCTCTGGTCGTATGTCGCCCTTACTGCCACGTCTATCTTTCTTGCCTTGCATCAGGCACATTACATCACCAAAAAACAATGCACGACCGCCAATGGTTTTGCATTCTTCTAGGTGTTGCTTAAGTAATCCACGATTGCACTTCGGATTATCTAAATGGACATCAGACGCAAGTAGAAATGTGACTGGCTGCTTGACGCTAGTGTAAGGTATGCGTACCTCTAGCAGCTCTGGCGATAGTCGTGTTGATGTAATCGCCATGCCGTTGGTAGCGGCTTACACTGCAGTCTAATAGTCCCACCTAACGCGAGGGCGACCGCTTCGTATTCCTAAATGCACAAATCCTTTAGGTGCGCCGTAGCCCAATGAATATGGCCAATTTGCATCGCACCAATCTTGCACGTGGTTGATGTTGACTTCACGGATGTAGAAATCAACCGCACCAACGCTTGGTGCATCGTATAGGTGTTCACTGCCGCTGGAACCACCTACTGCTGTATTAATTGCACGCGGGCGATAGCCGCTGGTGATGACCACAGGCTTACCGCCAAACTTGACACGTGCACGCTCAAGAAATGCTGCCAGTTCTGCTGCTGTGTCGAGCTGGTATTGATGGTCAAAGCGCCGCGCTTCTTGAAATAGCGCAAACTCACCAAGCTGCACGTGCGGCGTAATGCGAGCTGTAAATGCACTATTGGGCGACAGCTTGGCTGGATCCTGTTGTTGCTCACCGGCCCATAGCCTGCCTTCTGCGCGGCGACGACGTAGCAAACCTGCCTCTACAACACTGCCTGGGTTGCGGTACAGCTCCATTGCTGCTGGCACCGCCTGCCAATCCTTGCCAACAAGGCATTTACTGATGGTCTCAAAGCCAGTGCTGCAGTAAAAGTCAGCACCAAGGTTGTAGGCGAATGAAATCAGCGCGCATTGCTTGTTTTTTGTCATTTCATTCCAAAACGGGACATTATTGCGCAGTTTTGCCGCAATGCGTTCAACCTCAAGTGCCAGTAACTGGTCGGCGTCGATTACGGTGATCTTGTCGCCGCGTTGCACCTTACGGCCGTCTGGGTAGCGCGTGGTGCCATAGCCAATGGTTGCCACATCCCATCCGTGCAGCGGATCTGGATAAGCGCTGAGATGCACACCCTCAAACTCTTTAATGAGTTTTATGGCTGGCTCATAATTATGCAACTTGCCGCCAGCCTGCCAGGTCTTGTACCACGGCTGATCCCTGTTGAAGACTTCAGGCGCAACCTTTAGTAACTCAGCCTCCAATTCAGAGATGGCCGCCATTTGATGCGGCGTGCCGTGTTTGTAGTACTTGAACAGATCGCTCAGCTTAATCATCGCTTGACAAACGGAGTGATCACGCCAGCAAGGATCTCAATGGCCCTATACATCTTGACTGCTGCCTTAGTGGTGGCGCCAAGTGCTGCGTTGTCTTTGGGTGTAGGGGTCAAGTTGACTACGATCAAAGCAACGCCATGAATAGCAACTATCAAAGCAATGTAGTCAGCAAAACGATCCATGATTAACGCGCCCGCGGCTGTGCCTCTAGTTTAGATACCCTTTGCTCAACCGTATTTAGCCGCGTAAAGGTTTCCTTGCGGTCTTCTTTGATATCGGTGTGCAGCACTTCTAGTTGCGTGGCAATGTGTTCCACTGCGCTGGTCAATCGGATGACTGCATCCCGCGCTTCATCATTGCGGCGGCTAAAGCCCATTGCGCCCATTGCAGCAACGGAGATCGACGCCCCAGCGATAGCAGCGATCAGCTCGATCATGCCATCAGCTTAGCTACCCGCTAAGCTTGACACCTAAACCCTTTTGATGCGTTTAGGCGATCCGCAGTGGCAGGCTGCGGCGAGGCCAGCACCGCGTGAGGACCGGCCACCTGCCACCCTATCTACCAGGGCACACCTGCAGCCTTGCTAGGGCTGCGCTGCTCGTCGATCTGGGCTTGCAGTGCAGCTTCGATCTCGGCAACCTTTTCGTCACCGCCTAGTGCTTCTTTGACCCAGCCGATCACGGTGTCTTCGGTGAGGTCGGCGTAGGGGATTAGGTTGTCAGGGCGTTGAAAACCGATGCTGCCGTATGCACCACTGGAATAGGTGCCGTCGTTGGCGTTGATTGTGTAGTGGGCGGTAAACACAAAGCCGTCCTCGGTTTCGCGTTCGAGGTTGGCGATTGCCCAAGTAAATACAGTGTCAGCCATGAAAGTAGTGGCAGTGGTACCAGAGTAATCGTGTTACAGCCAGTTGGGAAGGGTCGGCTGCTCACCCTTTAGTGAAGGTGACTACTGGGCTTCAGGCTCGTCTGCGGGCATCAGGTGTAAACGATCTTCAGATCACCAGTGGAGGTGCGGTACACATCTCCGTCAACAAGGCCGCCAGTTTTAGCGGCAGCATTATCAGCATAAACGGGCGCGTTGGAGAAATTGATCACCCGTGTATTCTTGATGCGCATCGCCTCAGTTGGTGATGACGCCCCATCCGCAGTAACGGAGAACACTAACCTTGTTGGTTTTGATGATGCACTCCAAGTGCCTCCATCGCGTTGAGCGTAAACATAGGCACCATCAGACTCCGCAGAGTCACCAAAAACAATTGCTCCAAGTGTGCTTCCATCTGCGGGTGTTGCTGTCCCGCGATTCAGTCTTAGAAACGCCTCAGTTCCTGCAGCACCCGAATTGCCTTGGCAGGTAATTGTCGAAACGTTGGTACCACTAGACGTGCCAACTAACAACCTGCCGGAGCTGTCGATGCGGGCGCGTTCGGTGTTGTTAGTGCCGAAAATCAAAGATCCGGTTGTGTATTGTTGTAGTAATGAAAGATCATAAGGAGCCACATTGTTAAAATACAATTGGCTATAGACCGTTGCACTACTGGCAAACTCAATACCGGTTTTTGTTGCACCATTAGAGTCGACACGAATAAAGTTGTCAACACCTGCATCGGAGACTTCTAGTTTTCTACTGGGGCTCGTAGTGCCAATCGCTAGTCTGTTATTGGTAGCGTCATAGAACACACCGCCGCTATCAATGTTTATGTCACCATCAGCTTCGATGTTCATGCGCTGAACACCATTAGTCGAGATGGCTACGTTATTTGCGGAAGGTAGATAAACGCCGTTGGTGGGGACGCTGCTGCTGGTTGGGATGAACGATGCAGCCGTGCTAGTGCCAGTCGTGACGACGTTCTGACTGCCGAAGTTAGGGCTGATCTTGGTGCCAGCAATCGCGGCGCTGCCGTCCACCATTGCATTGGTCACTAGGGACCAATCGGTGTCGTAGTTGGTGCTGCTCGCCTTCCGAAGCACTTGGTTGGCTGTGCCGCCAGTAGGGAGGTTGCTGCCCGTGGCGCCTTGGACGCCTGGAACTGCCAGCACAATCTGCGTGTCTTGCTGGTCGATGACCGCAATCTGCACTTCGGAAGACATGGATCAGTTCCGCGAATAAGTACGTTGCACGGTGGCAACACCCGTAAGCCAATAGTAACGCTCACCGCCTGCGGTAGTCAGGCTGATGTCGTAGCCATAGCGCCCGACCTCAAAAGCAACGGTTGTAGCCGGAGTCAGTGTCAACTCAAATTCACCGTTTGCTGCACTTGTAACCGAAGTTGTAAAGGTGCCAACGCTTTCGTTGTTAGTCAGGCCACGAATGTCGGCATCAACTCCGTAACTGGTCAAGTCAAGAGGTTCAGCAACATAGAACGTTCCAGTGGCTGTGCCGGTCACGCTGATGGAGCTGCCGCCGCTGCTGGCAGAAACTTGAAATGCACTCGTGGTCAGCCCAGCGCTGATCACGTAATAGATCGTGTTCAGCGTCAAACCGCAGGGGATGGTTGTGCCACCCGTAAACACCACCTTGTCGTTTGCAACTAACCCGTGGCAGTCGCAGTTAAAAGTCGGCGTGCCACCAGCAATGCTAATGCTGGTTACTGTCTGCCGATTCTGCGTGGCGCGGAACGTGCCCTTCCAGGTGGCGTTCTGGTAAATCGTGATGTCGTAGCTAGCGGGGGTAATCATGGTTGCTGGCGCCTCTCCTAAAGGTTAGCGAGTTTGCTTTCGAGGTTTTCAATGCGCTTAACAGCCTCCTGTAGTGCGCTTGTCAACACCGCTATTAAATTACCTTCCGCAATCCCGTAGAACTGTTCTTCGGGCACCAGCTCTTTGCCTTTTTCGTCTAAAACGGCAGCGCGTTTATTTTCCTTGATAATACTTCCAAGCCACGGTTTATTTTTAAGTACAGTTTGGACTTCTTGTGCGACAAATCCGACTTGTGTCCCTGCAGGGAAATTGTGCTTTTCGCGCAGTAGTTTGTTCTTACCGGCATCGTCAAGACCGTAAATGTCTTGTTGCGGCTTCCATGTAAAACTAACCGGACGTAACGCTTTGACGATATCTAAACAACCGCCGAGAGTGGCAACATTTTCCTTGTACCGACCATCGGAAGTTGCGATAGTGGAGCTTGTTGCAAAGATCTGGCTGTTAACCTGCAGTTTGTAGGCGCCGTTATCGGTTGTGTAACCGATCAAGACTTCGCTACCGTCCGTAAATCGCAGTACTTCTACACCGCTTGCGATATCGAATTTGTATGATGTAGCTGTAAAATTTAATGCCGTAAGGGAGGTATAGTTGTCGTAATAGGAAATAATAGTATTTGTCGCGGTGCTGCTTAGATGACCGAGGTATAAGGCCGGGTTGTTTGTTGCATTTTGCTGAGCGACAATAAATCCGCCGCCGCTGATAGAAGACCTAGTTTTTAGAATAGTTTTGCCGTTAGTATCAATGGTCAATCGTTCAGTACTGTTAGCCGCAAGCCCAAGAGTATTTGCGGAAGGTAGATACACACCGTTGGTTGGGACAGTGCTTCCACTAGGAATAAACCTTGCTGCGGTTGCAGCTCCAGTGGCAGATACTGTCGAATCAAATACAGCCGCACCCGTTACATCTAGTGTCCCAGGAATATCGACATTGCTGGTCCATTCGACAGCAGTGCCAGCGGCATCTGTTTGCAGTAATTGCCTGGCTGTACCGTTTGCCAGTTTGCTAACAGCGACTTCAGCGGATGCACTGATATCGGCATCGACAATACTGGCGTTGCCGCTTACCAGCATTGTGCCGGCTTGGGCTGGGATAGTGATTGTACGATCTGCGCCGTTATTGGCAGCGGATGTCACAGTAGTGTTAAAGCTACCGCTTGTATCAAATACAAGGCTTACATTGTTTAGCGTTACATTGCCAGTAAATGTGTCACCAGCTTTATTTGCTTTTACGTTATTAAGGGATGACAGCATGTCTTGGACATTGCTGCCTGTAAGACCAGAAATTGCAGTTGTTGTGATGTTTGATGCTGTCTGTGCTGCCACAGTGGACGACACATCAACATGTGTCCAAGCTGTGCCATCCGACAACACAATGTCAGGTGGTGCCAAAGCAACAAGTGGCGCGTTACCCGTGGTAGGGGTGCCGCCCTCGCTGACGACGAAGTAATAGCGACTGTTGGTGCCAGATGCAGCGGGTAGCGCACTATTAACAGAAAGGCCCAGTGCGGTGCCTGCGCTGGTCAGAGTGA